GATTCGCTCAACACTAAACTGATAGCAAATAAGGAGAACGCAAATGGCAAACAAGATAGTTAAATATAACTTAACAAATCAAGGTACAATTCCAACATGGATTGAAGATGGTGGATACTACCCAGATACAAATGAAGTTATGATTGGTGCAACGGTTGATGGTTCTGATGAAGTAGGACACGGTGAACTTGCAAGTGAAGCAGATGTAAAAACATATTTAGATACTTACACATCTTCTTGGACTGAACAAGATCCTAATGATCCAAATGCAACTGTACCATTCGATCAAGCAACTGCAGCCACAAATATTTGGTCTAAAAAAGTAGGTTAGTAAATGGCTAACTACCCGCAACTTGATAACGCTTCGGGCGTTTGGAAACTGCGTGAAGTCTATGACGCGGTTATGGGTGGGTATTGGCCGAATGCAAATGCTATTGGTTTGTATGGTGGAGGTTCTACTCCAGGTGCTATATCAGTTATAGATAAAATAACATTAGCGACAAGTGGTAATGCAACAGTCTTTGGTAATTTAAGTGTAGGTGCTTTTTCAGGTGCAACTGGTCAAGGTCTAGGTTCGTTTGTTAGAGGTGTTCTTCCATTAGGTTATAATGGTTCAAGTAATCTATCTACTATTGATTATGTTACTTTTTCTACTGAAGGTAATGCAGCAGACTTTGGAGATACTACATCTGCAAGATATGCTATGGGTTGTAGTTCTAATACTGTAAGAGGCATAAATGGTGGTGGGCACACAAGTTCAAATGTAAATACTATTGATTATGTAACAATAATTTCAACAGGCAATGCAATAGATTTTGGTGATCTATCTTCATCAAGAATAACATCAGGTTCAAGTTCACCAACAAGATCAATATTTGGAGGAGGGGTTACACCATCTTTAGTAAATACTGTAGATTTTGTAGAGATAGCTACTACAGGAAACGCTACCGACTTTGGTGATTTAAATGCAACTGGTCATTCTCATGGCACAGCTTCGTCTTCTGTCAGAAGTGTTTATGCTGGAGGTTCTACTCCAAGTGAAGTAAATACACTTCAATTTTTAACTATTGCTTCGCAAGGGAACGCAATAGATTATGGTGACTTAACACAGTCAAGATCACACTTACAGGGTGTTTCTAATAGTGTTAAAGGTATTTTCTTGGGTGGTTTAACTCCATCAATAGTTAATACCATTGATGAAATAGTTATAAATAATGGTGGTGCTGCAACAGACTTTGGTGATCTAAGTTCAAATAAAAGAAGTGGTATTCCATCTTGTAATTCACACGGCGGACTAAACGACGGGTATCAAGGAACAAGACCTTTACCATTTAACGAAGCTGGTGGGGATTTAGGATTATATTTTGGTGGTGAACCAGCAAGTAGTCCAATTCAATTTATAAATATTTCTAGCACAGGTAATGCAAATGATTTCTCAGGTGTAACTGTAGGTGCAATTGATACCAACGGTGGTGGTAACAAAACAAGAGGTATGATTTATTCAGGTAACGATGGATCCGGTAATACTGATGATATTAAATATGTAGAGTTTGCTACAAAAGGTAATGTTGCATTTTTTGGTAATGCAACAGCAGCAAAACAAATAGCGGCTTGTGCATCAAATAATACAAGATTACTTGCAGGAGGTGGAGCAACTCCATCTAATGTTAATAATATAGATCAGATAACAATTAGTACTTTTGCCAATGCGTCAGATTTTGGAGATTTAACAGCTTCAAGAAAACCTCTTGGAGCAGGATCCTCTAATACTAGAGCTGTTTGGGGTGGAGGAAATAATCCTGATCCAACAAATGTAATGGATTACGTAACAATATCAACAACAGGTAATGCTGCTGACTTTGGTGATTTAACAGTTGCAAGAAGAAATGGTGCTAGTGCTAATTCTTCAACAAGAATTTTATTTGCAGGAGGACGAAGCAATCCTTCTCCTGCCGCAGAATCAAACGTTATTGATTATATTACAACAGCAACCACAGGAAACGCAACAGACTTTGGTGACTTAACTTCATCAAGAATAGGTGTAAGGGGTGTATCTAATACAACAAGAGGATGTTTTATGGGTGGAACGGAAACACCAGGAGGAAATGTAAATATTATTGATTTTGTAACCATAGACTCTACAGGTAATGCCTCTGATTTTGGAGACATCATAGCAGCAGGAAGAGGTGGTGCTACTGCATCAAACGGACATGGAGGATTAGTCGGTGGCTAGAGCAACAACATTTAAATATACTGTAACAGTTGTTTCTTCAGGCGGAAACAAATATGCTATTGATGGTAACACTCAACAGTATGTTGTTTTGTTTCCTGGTTGCACATACGAGTTCAATCAAGATGATAGTTCAAACGCAACTCACCCATTAAGGTTTTCAGAAACTTCAGATGGTACACACAATTCTGGATCAGAATATACAACAGGTGTTACAACATCTGGTACACCAGGTTCAGCGACAGCATTCACAAAAATAGAAGTAACAGGATCAACACCTATTGTTTTATATTATTACTGTTCAAGTCACTCAGGTATGGGTGGTGAAGTAAATATACCTAACAATGTGAGTGACAATGGTAGAGCTGTATTTGCAGGTGGCTTTTATCCAGCTCCATCACAAACAAATATTGCTAATAGTATAAATATAAAAACAAGAGGAAACGCTGCAGATTTTGGTGATCTTTCAGCAGCAAGAGGAGGAACAAGTGCGTGTGGAAATTTAAATGGTATTTATATAGGAGGAGGTTATATTGCTCCAGGAAGGTCAGATGTAATTGATTTTAAAATGTTTGAATCTAGTGCAAACTTTTCTGATTTTGGAAACTTAACAGCTGCTAGAAGTAATTCAGGTGGTGGTGGTGATAAAACAAGAGGAATATATGGTGGTGGATTTGGCGTTCCAACTTATTCAAATGTAATCGATTATATAACATTTGCTAGTCAAGGTAATGCAACAGACTTTGGTGATAGAAGTGGAGCGGTTTATGATTCTTATGCTGTTAGTAGTCCTACAAGAGTTATTTGGGCAAATGGTGATTATGGTGGATCCATTGCAAATACTATTGAATATGTAACAACACAATCTACAGGTAATGCAACAGATTTTGGAGACACGTTAGCTGCAGCAAATAGTTCAGGTGGTGTTGGAAGTTCAAGCGTAAGAGGAATGTGGGCTGGTGGATCTACTCCATCTTTTCTAAATACAATACAATATGTAACTATGGCTTCAACTGGTAATGCAACAGACTTTGGAGATTTAACTGTTGCAAGAAGTGAAAACGCAGGTGCATCAACAACAACAAGAATGATAGTTGCTGGAGGCTCGTCACCATCAAGAGTAAATACAATTGATTATGTAGAAATAGCAACTGCTGGAAATGCTGTTGATTTTGGTGATCTTACTTATGAAGTATCAGGTTTTCAAGGTAGTTCAGCAGCACACGGAGGTTTAGCATAATGTCTAATCAAGGAAAAATTTGGGATATACGAGAAGCTTATAAAAAACAAAGAGCTAATACTTGGACCAGAAGTCCTAGTAAAGGATTTTGGTTTGGTGGTGGAACTCCTTCTGCATCAAATGTAATTCAAACCGTAAACATGGATAGCACAGGTAACGCAACAGACTTTGGTGATTTAAGTAGAGCGGCAGTAAGAAACGTTGCAAATTCATCCTCTGTAAGAGGAGTCGTTGCATTCGGTGGAACAAGTGATAACACAATACATTATAATGATCTTAAATCTGGAGGTAACACTTCTAGTTTTGGTGATTTAAGTACAGCAAGAGATTATTTGATGTCACATGGTGGTGTTGAAACAAGAGTAACTTTTTCTGGTGGTTCAGCACCTGGCTCACCTTATGCATCTTCAAATGTAATTGACGTTGTATCGCCACAAACAACTGGTAACGCTGTAGATTTTGGTGACTGTACTGTTGCAAGAAATGCTGGAGCAGGTGGTGGTAATGAAACAAGAGGTGTATGTTTTGCAGGTTATTTATATCCAAGTAACACAGTTAACAATGTTATAGATTTTGTAAATTTTGCTAGTTTTGGAAACGCTTCTGACTTTGGTGATTTAAGTAGTGCACAGAATTATAATAATGGGGTTGGTGGTAAAGTTAGAGCTTTTAGTATGGGTGGTAGTAACTACCCAGGTTATTCATCACAAATTGATTTTGTTACTATAGCTACAACAGGAAATTCTTCTGATTTTGGAGATTTAACTTTTACTGATCATAGAAATTATGCTGGTGGTTCATGTGAAAATAAAATAAAAGCATTGGTAGGAGGAGGAACTCCTGCTACAAACACAATATCTTTTATCACTCAAGCAACTGCTGGTAACTCATCTGATTTTGGAGATTTAACTACTGCTATCAGAGAAAACAATAGTGGAGCAACTTCAAATAATCATAGCGGTATAAGCGATGAAAATATGATTCAAAGTCCATCAGTTAGTTACATGCCTGGATCAGGGAGAGGTTTGTTTGCAGGTCTTCATGCTCCAAGTCACTCTAATGCAATAGATTTAGTTACTATACCTACTTTAGGTAATTCATCAGACTTTGGAAATTTGACTGTTGCTCGAGGTAGAGGTGGTGCTGCATCATCTTTAACTAGATTAATTGTATTTGGAGGTGAAACACCTTCTAGCGGTGTGTCTGATGTAATTGATTCTACTGAATTTGCTTCACAGGGTAATGCGGCAGATTTTGGAAATTTAAGTGTTACTCGTTATCAGTTAGGTGGTTTATCTAATCAAACTAGAGGTGTAAATTGTGGTGGTTATCATGGTACTCCAGGAGTTTTCTTTAATACAATAGATTATGTAACAATAGCAACAGTGGGTAATGCAACAGACTTTGGAGATTTATCAGCAACCAAAGGTTCTTGTGGAACTACTTCTAGTTCAACAAGAGGATTAATTATGGGGGGTAGAACACCAAGTAATCTTAATGTCATAGAATATATCACTATTGGTTCTACAGGTAATGTTACAGATTTTGGTGATTTAACTGATGTGACTTCAACTAACGCGGGAGCTTCTTCTGCAACCAGAGGATTAAGTGCTGGAGGATTAAATCCTGGAGACAGTGCAGGAGTAAATACCATAGGTTATGTAACTATTGCATCAACTGGTAATGCTCAAGATTTTGGTGATTTAACAACTGCTAGATATATTATTGCTGGAATGTCAAATAGTTTAAGAGCTGTTTTTGGTGGAGGTAAAGCTCCAAGTGATAGTAATGTTATGGACTACGTGACAATAGCTTCTACAGGTAATGCTGCAGATTTTGGTGATTTAATTACAGCAAGTGCTGGAAGATCAGAAGGTCAGTGTTCAGACTCACATGGTGGTTTACAAGCATAATAAAATATAGTATTATCCTATAGTACATGAAAGACATATTTTTCCTACATGGATTACCACGTTCTGGCAATACCGTATTTGGTTCTATTATGAATCAGAATCCAGATGTTGCGGCTACGGCTAATAGTATCTGTGCGGATATGATGGGTGATTTATTTAAACTTAAACATACAGATATATTTAAAAATTATCCAGATCATAAATCTTTTGATAACGTGGCAAAAAAAGTTCTTACAAATTATTACGAAGATTGGAAACAAGATTATATAATAGATAGAGGTATATGGGGATATCCTATAAATTTAAAATTTTTAAAAGAAACAAGATCTAATATAAAAATAATAGTTCTTGTTAGAGATGTAACAGAGATATTAGGTTCTTTTATTGATTGGTGTAATAGAGAGCCTACCGCGTTTCTTAATAGATATGGACCTACAACTGTAGAAGAGAAATGTCATATGTTAATGAACAAAGAAGGTGTGATAGTTAAAGGATTAATTGGTATTAAACATCTAATAGATCATCAACCTAAAGAAATGTATCATGTGGTGACCTTCAATGATCTTGTAAAAAATACCAAAGATACTATAGATAAGGTGTATGATTTTTTAGATATACCTAGATTCAAACATGACTATATAAATATAGGTCAATTTAAAGTAAATGGTATGAGTTATGATGATACTGATGTTGGTAATGGGTTGCATAAATTAAAAACCGGTGCTATAAACGATTATAAAGAAAGTTATAATGTGTATGATATTATACCAAAAAATGTTATTAACAAATATAAGGAATGTAATTTTTGGATAAAATGAAAGAAGAATTATTACAATTATTTCCTACACCTTTGTTGATCGTACCTTACAAACAATCGATTGATAAAGAATTAGGATATTTAAAAACTATTAGTTATCGTGAGCAACAACAAAACGGTAATTATAGATCTGATGATTCATACTTATTACGTAATGAAGAATTAAAAGATATAAAAAATTTTTTAGTAGAAGCTGTAGATAAGTTTACCAAGAATGTTTTAAATACAAAACAAAGATTGGTGATTACACAATGTTGGGCTAATAGAAATCCAAGAGGATCAAAACACCATGAACATGTTCATCCAAATAGCATTATATCAGGTGTGATGTATTTTCAAATAAATGAAAAACTACCTCCTATACAGTTTGCAAAATCAATACAAGATGGTATTAAATTAAACCCTGAAAAATATACTTATGTAAACTCAGAGTCTTTTTTATTATCCTGTAAGCCAGGCGAATTAATATTATTTCCGTCTTCGTTAAAACATAGTGTACCTATTAATCAAGGTGATGAGGATAGAATAAGCATGTCTTTCAACACATTTTGTATTGATATATTAGGATCAGAACAATCGCTAACTCATTTAGATATAAGGAGGTTAATGAATGAGCACAATTAAAAGTTATATATACGTAAAAAACCACATACCCAAAGAGTTATGTGAAGAGTTGATAGATGAATGTAACAAAGGTATTTGGAAAAAACATACTTGGAATAATTATGCTGCAGGTACTTTTAATTCAGAACCTACAAAAGAGCTAGATGTAATGAGTTGTACCAAAGAACAACAAGAAAAGATTACACCTTATTTGGTTAAGGCATTGAGTGAATATCAAGAAAAACATAGTGCACCAGGAGAAAAGACTCAGGGACCATGGCTCAGTAAGTTTAGCCCTATACGTTTTAATAGGTATCAAGTGGGCACAATGATGAGAGAACATTACGATCATATACACAGCATATTTGATGGTCAGATGAAAGGAGTGCCTTTGGTGTCCATTGTGGCAAACTTAAATGAAGACTATGAGGGCTCTGAATTCTATTGCAGAGGAGAGAAAATTGAGTTAAAAACAGGTGATATACTATTGTTTCCATCTAACTTCATGTATCCACATGAGGTAAAAGAAGCAACAAAAGGCACCCGATACTCGTTTGTAAGCTGGGCCTTTTAATATATAATGAGGTTATATGTTACAAAAAATAGGTTTTCAGCCAGGGATAAACAAACAGATTACTCCTACAGGAGCAGAAGGTCAATGGACCGACTGTGATAATGTACGTTTTAGATATGGAACACCTGAAAAAATAGGTGGTTGGAAACAATTAGGAGATGATGCTCTTACAGGAGCAGGCAGAGGTCTTCATCATTTTGTAAATAGTCTATCAAGAAAATATGCAATCATTGGTACAAACAGAATTTTATATGCATTTTCTGGTGGGGTTTATTATGACATACACCCTATCAAATCCACAACAATTTTAAGTAGCGCGTTTAGCACGACTAACGGATCAGCTGAGGTTACAATAACTTTCAGTGGTGACCATGGTATATCTGCGCAGGATATTGTGCTCTTAGATAGTTTTTCTGCTATTACAAACTCTAATTTTGCAGCTGCAGATTTTAACGATAAAAAATTTATGGTGACAACTGTTCCTAACAGTACAACAATAACTATTACCATGCCATCAAATGAATCAGGTTCTGGTGCAACAACATCAGGTGGTATCAGAGTGCAACATTATTATCCTGTAGGACCAGCAGTGCAAGCAAAAGGTTTTGGTTGGTCATTAGGTTCTTGGGGTGGTGAGGTATCAGGTGAACCTGCAACCACTTTACAAAATGGTATTAACGATACTGTAACTACAGGAATTATATTAGTTGATCCATCACAATTTCCAACATCAGGTACAAACTTTATAATTATAGATAGTGAAGAAATATCTTACACAGGTATTACAGCTACAGGGGAACTTACAGGTGTAACTAGAGAAGTAGCCGGAACCACAAAAGCAGCTCATAGTGGTGGTGCAACCATTACAAGTTCTACAAATTTTGTAGCATGGGGCGAGGCAGCATCAGGAGATTTAGTTCTTGAGCCTGGTATGTGGTCACTAGATAATTTTGGTGACAAAGCTATTTGTTTGATTCATGATAGTGCTGTATTTGAATGGAATTCTGCAGCAACAGATGCAACATCAAATAGGGCAACAATCATAACTGGTGCACCAACTGCATCAAGACACATGTTGGTATCCACACCGGACAGACACTTAGTGTTTTTTGGAACAGAGACAACTATTGGAACACCATCAACACAAGATGATATGTTTGTAAGATTTTCGGATCAGGAAGACATAAATACTTATGCACCTACAGCAACCAATACAGCTGGTACACAAAGACTGGCCGACGGATCACAGATCAGAGGAGCAATCAGAGGTCGTGATGCAATCTATGTTTGGACCGATACAGCTTTATTCACACAACGTTTTGTAGG